AACTGGGTAACACAAGGACTAAATGGTGTGTATTTGACACTGGAACTTAGCGAAGGTCTAAGTGCTATGCGTATTGATAGCATGCTTACAAATGTAAGCACCAAAGAAGTATTCAAAGACTTGGATACTGTTGAGATGAAAGTTAAGATGACAGGCAAGAAAGCAGGCAACTTGCAGATCAAATACATGCCAGCACAAAGCAATGTAAATGATATTCGTGCATACTTGAAAGAACTACAGATCAAGAACAACTGGACTGTGGACTTCTTGCTTATTGACTACTTGGATTTGCTTATGCCAGTAAGTGCTAAAGTAAGCCCAAGTGATTTGTTTGTTAAAGACAAGTATGTTAGTGAGGAACTACGCAACTTGGCCAAGGAACTGGACTGTGTATTTGTAACAGCATCGCAGTTGAACAGAGGCGCAGTTGATGAAATAGAGTTTGATCATTCGCACATCAGTGGTGGACTTAGTAAGATCAACACAGCGGATAACGTGTTTGGTATCTTTACAAGTCGTGCTATGCGTGAGCGTGGACGCTATCAGATACAGTTAATGAAAACTAGAAGTAGTAGCGGCGTTGGTCAAAAGATTGACTTGGAGTTTGACATTGAAAGTTTACGCATCCGAGACTTGGGTGAGGATGAAGAGTATCAACAGTTTAAGAAACAGAGTAGCAGTATCTATGATCAACTTAAAAACAAAGACAGTGGTGGCGTAGTTGATGCAGGTGATGAGCCCGCAGGCAAGATTACTGCAAGTGTACAAAGCAGTAAACTAAAGAACATGCTGGCAGGACTTAAAAGTGAGTAAATGGACTTGCAGTGAGCCTTATAATACTGCTTATCTTGAACAAACTGATCAAGGACTACAAGTTGCTCCATGTTGTGTAGCAGATACGCAACCCTATGATCACGCAGTTGGATTATATGATCAGCCCAGTTTAGCGAGTGTAAGAGAACAATTTGAAGCAGGCACTGTGCCTGATGTGTGTAACTACTGTGTTCTTAATGAAAAAAATGGCGTGCCCAGTAGAAGACAAACTTGTCAAGAACCTGTTGTCAACACTGTCAAAAATTTAGAAATACATTTGGGCAATTATTGCAATCTCAAGTGTGTAATATGTAGAAATCGTTGGAGTAGTGCTTGGCGTAAAGATGCACAAGCAATGGGATTGAAAACTTACGACAATTTTAAATTTGACCCTGACAGTATTACTGCTGATCTAAACACAGTAGAATGGTTACATTTCAATGGTGGTGAACCATTGTTTACAGATGTACACTTGGATATACTAGCTCGTATACCAAATCCACAACAATGCAGTGTATACTATAACACCAACGGTACCATAAAGGTTAAAGACAGTGTGTTTGAAGTTTGGAGTAAATTTAAACTGGTTAAACTTGTATTCAGCATAGACGATGTTGGAGATAGATTCAACTATCAGCGCACCAATGCAGATTGGAAACAAGTGGAAGCCAATATGTTTTGGTACAGAGATGTTGCTCCTGTTAACATGATGTTTGGTATAAACAGAACTATTAGCAAACTTAACGAACATCATCGAACTGAACTTGATGCGTGGTTTGCACAGTGTTTTCCTACAAATAGATTAGGTGATCCAAATGAATTTTCTGAACAGTTGGCTAGTGGGCCTTGTAGTTTAGATAGTCCAGTGTTTGATGATTACATAACTAGGTTAGATAAACTAAGACAAGTATCTATCTAACCTATAACCTTTTGCATCATAGCAGTCAATGTAACGACTACCATTGCTCATGCGTATCTTGCCGCTGCCTGCAACTACATCTGTGTCTCGGTACCCAAAAGGCTTTTTAATAGTAACATCCACATACTCGCCATTGGCAACTCCCAGTGTTACAAACGTAACATAGCGTCCACCTTCACCTCTGAACACACGGCCATTAGCAACTAGTCCTGCAAAGTTTACTCTGTCACCCCAGGTTTCCTGTACAAACATATTGGGCATAAACTCTGGTTGTGTCCAATATCCATGACGTTTGTATTGTTGCTGTGGTGATTCTGTAATGCCGTTTGGATAACCTAGGTCACGCAGATCCCAGCCAGCATTCTTTGCTTCTGTTTTGTGTACCCAGCGTTTGTAACTGCCCTGACAATGTTTAAGTGCTGCCCGCCAAAACTCCTTGGGGTTGTGAGCCTTTTGATATGCAAGTGCCCATATAAGTCTACCTAAATTTACAGCATGCGCTCTGCACAATCCAAAACTGCCCAGCCCATATAGTTCTTGTATGATCTGTTCTTTGTTTTCACTCTCACCCATCTTCTCCATGAACTGCATAACTTTTTGTTCGTCACGTTTTGCAAACGCACGACGATACATGTCTGCTTCATACATGTCGCAGTTGATAAGTTTTGCTATTTTACGAATAGCATCGTCCTCATATACAATCGTATCTTCCAGTCTTTGTTCTGTCCAGTCCTGGAAAAAACTTGCTTTTTGTCTGCCTGTAGTAGCAACAGGACGTATAAGTGCAGTAGCAAACACACAGTCTGATTTACTCTGCGGTTGTATTGCTTGGAATAGTCTGCGCATTGCTGGCGACTCTGCTTGTGTTACACCGATAACTTCTCCTCTGCAAAGCATTTGACTTGTTTCAAAGTCCTGCTCAGGATATGCTTCCAATGGTGTTTCGCTGTCTATTTCCAGTAGTTGACTAAGTCCTCTGTTAGCAAGTATGTCTATTTTTAAATGCTCTAGGTCTTCTACTTCACGCTTGTCCAGTAGTATTTGATTGTCTGCGTTGATTAAACTTTTTGGTATCTTGTGATTGAATACAAGTATACCTCCGCAGTGTTTTGATATTGCCTTCTTTTTGCCTATTAGTTTCTTTTCGATTCTCATTGCTTCTTCCTTGTCGATGTCTAAATCTTCGTATTTGAAATTGCGAGGAAGTTTACCAGATGCGCCAAGACGTCGTGCTGCTTCTCTGCGAGCACCGCGCTCCTTGTAGGTAACATAGTTGCTGATCCTGGCACTTTTGCCGGGCCATTTATCAAATATCCGTTGCATTACAGCATTCTGTTGCCAATGTGGAAAGTCTATATCCACATCTGGTAAATCATCTCTCAAAGGATTTAGGAAACGTGCAACCGGTATTTGCCATCTTATGGGATCCACGTCTGTAATACCCAGTAGGTAACAGACGAGACTAGACCCTGCTGAACCACGAGTCATATGAGTAATGTCACGGGTTAGCGTCAGTACATCGCAAATTGTGAGGAAGTAATCGACGAAACGAAGTTTGAGAATAATCTCTAGTTCTTCGATAAGCCTGTTATGATATTCAGCATTGTTCGGAATATGCCTTATGAATCTGCCTAGTAATCGTTCTAATTGAGCCGTTGCGTCCTTAGGTAACTTCATTGTGTGCCTCTTTTTTGCCTAAATTCTTTTGTTTGTGCCAAGTGTAACATTTCTGTCACACTTTATTTAGTAAGAGACTAGTGTAGTTTATTAATTTTTGGTTTAGTAACGCAGAACAAGATCCCAATCACCTTCACTGCGCACACATACCCAGTCGCGTTTAAGTGTATCAAAGTCGTATTTCATTTCTTGCTGAGTTATATTAAAATAACAATCAGCAAGCCTTTCATACGTTGCTATACTTTCTGCTTGTGGTACACCATTACTAAGGGTTACCATCACTAACAACCACTTAATTATTGGATATCTTCTGTTCGTATGCATCCATGCTGTGATCTCTAGCACCATCAAATAGTTCTAGTTTACTCCAAGCACGAAAGCGTCCACGCCAACTGTCTTTAAACTTCTGCCAAGGTGTAAGTTTGCGCATATTTCCATAGTAGTTAATGTAATGTAGTTCACCATAGTGTCTAAAACCCATTATCCAAAATGGAACACGAGGAACAACATCATTGTTGTTTACATATCTATGATTCTCAAACGTTTGCTTTGCAAGCCAATCAGGACCACCTACACGAGGACTTCCGTATGTATAGCAAGCAACTACTCTGTCGTTTAGTCTACTGCTAGCAAGTGTTGCCATTGCACCACCTAGACTATGTCCACATATGTAAAGTTCTTTTTCTTCACGCTTTCCATAGTTGATATGGTTTTCAACAGTGTCCCAGATGCGCTCTAGGTAATCATAAAATCCAGCATGCACCATTCCTTCAGTTTCACTGGGACGTTTCCATGCTTTCAAATCTGCTTTGATATCACTGAACTCTTTTGGCTCTGTGCCTCTGAATGCAAGTACAATGCGTTCACTGTTTTCAAGGAACAAGCACTCTGCACCTTTACGATCTATAAGTTTTGTTTTAGTATAACCCATTGTGTGTGCAATTGGCTTACTTTCTTTTTCGGTCATATAGGCTATTTTAGCCAGAGTTGCAAAGTGCAACCCAGGGTTCTCTATAGTTGACATATTCTCTCTCCATGTTACAATATGTAATGTTGTATTTAACCGATAAATACTAAAAACGATAGGATAAAAACCATGCGTAAACAGACCCGTAGTATACTACACGAACTAAACAGCATGATTGTTGACAAAGATAGACAGCATGTAATGGAAAGTCGAGCAACTAACGTGATAGAGAGCGCAATCAATCTTATTAATGAAATGCACAAGCACTACGATGCCGATGTGGCAGGTGACCTGGAACGTAGACTTATTAACAGTATTCGTCATCAGGACAGTCGTAAGTTTGTGCGAGGTATTCGGAAAGTCAACGAAAGCAAATGCGCTTCAGAGAAATAGTAGCCGAGGCTGCTGAAGGCAAAAATACACACTTGGAACACATTGAGGATCTAGTATTTCTTCAAGGCAAGTCTGGTGCGCAGAGTGCGCTACAGTATATTAACAGTGTGCGTGACATGCTGGAGAATGGCGGCGACAGTGGTAACATAACTGTTAAGTGGGATGGTGCTCCTGCTATATTTGCTGGCACTGATCCAAGTGATGGTAAGTTTTTTGTTGGTACTAAAGGTGTGTTTAGCAAAACCGGCAAACTTGTAAAAAGTACTGCAGACCTTGACAAGTATGGCTATGAAGGCGGCATTCGTGAAAAACTTGCACAGGCACTTAAACTGCTATCTGGACTGGGTATACAAGGTGTGCTACAAGGCGACATGATGTATACCAAAAGTGATTTAGAAACTGCTGACATTGATGGCGAAGAGAGTTGGGTGTTCCAACCCAACACTATTGCTTATGCTGTTCCTAAAAACAGTGAACTAGGCAAGCGTATTGCCGCAAGTCAAATGGGTATTATATTTCACACAACCTACACAGGTGATAGTGTGCCAGAAATGACTGCAAGTTTTGGTGCAGATGTAAATGAACTAAACAAGACCAGCGCAGTATGGTTTGATGATGCAACCTACAAAGACCTAAGTGGACAAGCAAGTCTAGCACAGCAAGAGAATAAACAAATACTACAAGGGCTAAATGCTGCAGCCAGCGCACTTAAAACTGCAGACTTTACAGCAGTTAGCGGCGACTATAAAGCACTGCTTATGCAGTATGTAAATGCAAGAATTAAACGTGGCGATACACAAATAGATGATGCAAAGAGTTTTGCTCAAGACTTTACACAGTGGTACAATGATTACATACAAAAAGAGATTGCAAAACTAAAGAATCAAGACCCAGCAGCACCTGCAGTAAAGAATCGCACAGATAAAATTGATGCACAGAACAAATTTATTACTGACAACATGACAGGTATTGCCAGTGCGCTTGCAGTGTACAAAGACATTATTGCATTAAAAAATATGCTTATAAATAAATTGAATAAAGTAGACAGTATTAAGTCACTTATCCGCACAGACACAGGCTACGAAGTAACAAACCCAGAAGGATTTGTTGCTATTGGCACAGACAGTGGTGCAGTTAAACTAGTGGACCGCATGGAGTTTAGTAAAAACAACTTCAGTGCTGTTAAGAACTGGAGCAAGTAATGAGAGCAAAAGAATTTATCAGTGAGGATCACCAGAAATTAGATGAGGCAATATTTCTTCCACTTCTCATGGGCGCCGGTGTAGTGTGGCAAGGTGTTGAAACATACAATGACATTCAAGATTATAAAAGTGGAAAAATAGATGGAGCGGAACTTAGTAAACGCATTGGTACTGATGCTGCAGCCGCAGTTGTGGGCGGCGCGATTGGTAAAGGCCTATCAGTTGGCTGGAGCGCAATTAAGAGTGCTATGAAATTTAAAGGTGCTGGTAAAGAAGCATTGGACACTACAAAAGACGCAATTAAACAAGCAGACAAAGCACCAAAACCAGGCAGTGTTGTTAAAACCGCAGACGGCAAGAAGGCCATAGCAGGTGTTGACGGCAAGCCTACTACAGTAAAGCCTGGCGATAAAAAAGCAATTGCAAATATTAAAAAAGCAGCAAAAGATCCAAAGAATAAAAAAACCGCTGGCAAAACTGGTGCAGCCGCTGGTGCAGTTGCTAAGAAAGGTGACGATGCCGCAAAAGCCGGTGCTACGGCTGCTTCAATGGGCAGCAAGGCTAAGAAGTTAATTCCAGGTAAGGCAGTTAGACGTGGTGCTATAGCAGGTGCACTAGCAAATCAAGCAAATGATGCTATAGGATCAGGCTCAATAGGCGACAAATTTGATAGCATAGTAGATAAAATAAAAAAAGGTACAGGCACTGCAGGTGATGTGGGCGATGGCGTTGTATACTTTGGTAAAGAAAAGAATCCACCAATTAAAAAAGTACAAGGTGTCAATGATCCATTGTATAAAAAACCAAAAACTATAAACACTAAAACCATGGATAGCAATAGTCCAGTACCAACTGCAAAAGATCCCAAGTTACCAAAACAAAACACTACTAGTCTATCAACGCAGCAAGGTGTAAAATAATGGCATTTGAATTTATCAGAGAAGAGATTACAGAAGCAAGATATATCCGCACTGCTGGTGATACAATTGGTAGAGATGCAACTGATGTTGCTGAAAGTTTCTTTGAACAACTGCTTATGCTACAGCAAATGCGTTTTGAAAATCCAGCATTTGCAAAAAAGTATGCTAAAGATACACTAAAGTTTATGAACTTTAATAGTGTCAAACCAGGCGGAACTGACTTACACAATCTTGCAAGTATTATTGCTAACCCAAGCAAATACAAAGGTGTTACCAGCGGCGGCAGTGTTAGTTTTGATGAACTAGGATTTAAACGCTACTTGCGTGATATTGCAGCAGGCAGAAGTAATACTGGCATGGATAGAACATTTTTAATGAAGCAGCAACGTAATCTAGGTATTACAAGTAGTTTCCTAAAGCAAGCAAGACGTGCAAGTGCAGACTATGGACGCACCAGTGCAGGTGAACGCACTGGGCTAAGTGCAAGAATGGTTAACAGTCAACGACAGGATGGCAAGTTCCGCAGTGATATCAGCAAGCAATACATGGGAACAATAAACGACAAAAAACTTATTCCAGATCAGAAAAAAGGCATACCAATGTGGGCCAAAGCAGCAGGCGCATTTGCAGGCGGTGTTGCTGTTGGACGCACTGGATTCTTTAACTAATAAATCCTTAAATTACATAAATACTACTATGCAAGCAAAGGCTTGCACCAATAGGAGATAAGAAAATGGCAGACATTACTCGTGTACACGGTAACGGAAAAGCACATGGTTCACCAGCAGGCGCAATTAGTGCTGATGAGCTAGTCATTTTAAATGACATGAATATGGATTATTTTAAAATTATTGTACAAGATGTCTCAGGTGACGTTGCTGACATTCGTAACGAATTAGACGTAGGCGAATCAGTTGCAGCAATTCTAACACTAATCGGAACAAAAGCAAATGTTGAAATGTATCAAGTTGAAGGAGATACAACTGGTCAGATCAGTGTAGCAGTCAAAGGCAAAGATGCATGGACAACATCAACACTACAAACAGCCATCCGCGCACTGGGTGCTGCAGTTGGTAGTAACAGTGTAGACGTTAGCGGCTCAACAGTTTCAAGCAGTGGCTTAGAATTCGTATAAGTTTAATAAATAATTACATACAGTGTAGAGATACACATCATTAATTTGGAGATAAGAAAATGGCAGAACTAACCAACAATGCAAAAGGTACAGCAGGCAGTGGCATTGGTCCACGCACCCGTATCATTAACCTTGCAAAAACAAACATGACACAAGCAGAACTAGATGCAGCTCTACTTTACCTCGCAGCAGGCGATGTTGCAGGTACAAACGATGCACACGGTATTGCAGGTGTAAGTGTACTTACAGAATCAGGCGTGTTTACAACAGGCACAACTGATAACGTGCAAATTGCAATCCAGGGATCAGGTGCATTTACAGCAGCATCAAACTTTGGTACAGGTTCAACAGGTATCACAAGTTCACTACTAGCTGATTTTGATCAACAGCCACTCTAAGCGGCTAACATAAACTAACAAAAAGGCTCAGTTTTTACTGGGTCTTTTTTTATGAGTTAAATACAGTTATAATGAAACACTGTAATAGCCTTTGGCAGGATCATCCTGGTATCCATAGTATAGAACTAAACAAAATAAGTCCAATGAGTCATCATCAGGACAATCGTTGGTATTGGCGTGACTTACCTAAAATGATAGATGATGGTATGTGGTATCCTATACTGTATTACAAAGTAACTCCTGAATGGTGGAACGGTGGATATAAGAGCTGGTTCGGTGCAAACAAAGCATGGCCCTATATTAATCCTCCTGTAGTTTGCGAAGATGGAATGATCTGGGCACTTAAAACAGGCAGTAATAGACTGCGTTGTTTAAAATTCATGGGATATACAAGTGCAGATGCAATACTATTTGACGATGTAAACCAACTTGTTAAACTTGGAGTATATCTCAGAGAACAAGATCCACTCAACGGAGGCAAGCATGGGCGCAGTGTTTGATATACCCAGTGCAGTATGGGGTATAAGTTTGGTGGACATAACTGCAACTGGTGTTACTCGTGGCCATGGTAAACAACGTAATCAGCAGCGTAATTGGGAAACAGTGCTGCAAACTGTGGGGTTGCTTACGCAGCCAATTGTATTGCAAAAACCTGAGCTACACAGTTATAATAACAGTGACAGTTTTGTAGGTAGCGAGCTTTATAAAAAGATAGGCAACAAACACCAATTTCAAATACAAATGCTCAATGCTAATGTAAACCTATGGGTTTTTGCACTAGGTGCAGAACAAGCAGACGTATTCGGTGAAAAAGCCCAACAACTTAATAATGTTTTTGACCTTATACCCGTGCATCATAGCCTTGAAGAAACTATACAATTAACGCCCAGCGTTTTTCATACACGAAACAGTGACTTAATTAACATACAATATTTTGTTGCACCAACTGCTGAATAAATATATAGATGCTAGAAATACAGGCACATTTAAAATAATATTAGGCACATACTAAACAAATAGATAATCTAGACATCACCCCAAGGTAGGTGATTAGTTATGGCGGAATTAGAAAAAGAGTCTTTAGAAGCGCATGTGGACATGTGTTCTGAGAGGTATAACGGGTTGCACAGAGAATTGAAACACTTGGGTGAACGCATGGATAAGTTTGAAAAAATGCTTACAGAAATGCGAGATATGATCATTAAACAAAAGGCAGAACGTAACCAACAATTAATTAATTGGGGAGTTGCTATTATCGGCGCACTCGCTGCAGCATGTTGTACTCTTTTGTTTATGATGCTAAAATAAACATAAATACAGTATGATTTTAAGTGAGCTTACAGAAGGTATGACATGGGCAAAACGCGGCAACAAAGTTGTTCGCAAATTTCGCTGTGTCAGCGGCAGGCGCAAAAGTCGTGTAGTAAGTAATCCAGCACAGTGCTTTGCAGCACCAGATCTTAAGAAGCGTATTAAGATGAAAATGACTCGTGCAAGACTGGGCGCAAGAATGGCTCGCAAAGCAAAGAAAACAAAAAGAGTTAATCCAGCAAGTAAACGTGTAGCAGCACTAAACAAGGCAAGCAGATGAAAATATTTGAAGTAGTACAGAGCGAACTTAATCCAGGTGACACTGTAACAATTAATGAAGCACAGTATATCCTCAAGAATGTACAGGGCTTTACTGCTACGCTAAGTGATCCTGAAGATCCGCGTATTACTTTTCAACTTAATCTTTCAGATAAGAAGATTGATATGTCTGGCAATGGCGGTATTGAAATAACAGATGAACTATCACCTGCAGAACGTGCGAACTTAATTCGCGGCGCAAAAGGTGCAATGGTTAACGTTAACGTAAGCAGCATTAGATAATGCGTTTTGTAGAATTTACAAGTGGTCTACAGACTTTTGTAACCAAGGAGGAGCAGGAGCTCATTGAAACAATGAGTAAAGGTCCTGTTAAAAAAAGAGATTTGACTGAGAGAGAACAACAAGTGGCACGCCGCTTAACCGAAAAATCTATCCTAACAAGGCAAAAGCACGATGACAGCATCTATTTTACAATTTCCAAAGCAGCAAACTCTTCATCAACGTATTGATCGTCTACTAGACTTTGTTCCCGAAATAAAAATTACCAAACTTGAACATGGCAGTATAAAAGTCAATGACATTGTGATTGACAATCGCTATGGCGCTTGGACATGCAAAGATGAAAATTTCTATAGACGCAAAAGTGCTGTGGGATATGCGCTTTGTTTGTTGCGCAATGACACAAAAAAAGCAAAACAAATAAAAGACCTAGATAGTAAACTACAAAAAATAAAAACAGATATAGATTTCTATCACCATACTTTACGCAGCACTAATCAAGTACGCAAAAACATCATGAGTCACCGTATAAGTGCTGACATGCCCTACTTGCATGAAGCAGATGCTGCACTCACCCAACTCCTAAAAACCATATCAGTTTAATAAATACACTATATAATTAAAAGGGAAGAACCATGAACCTTAACGATCTCGTACCTGCACCAAATGCAGAAAAAGTAAACAAACTAGCAAAACGTGTATTTGGATATGCACTGGACTTGGATAATCTAAGTGAAGCAAAGGCAGAGCGTCTACATAAGAACCTCAGTAGCCAAATGAACATTTATGAAAGTAAACTAGGCAGTGCAAGTCAAACTCGTACAAAGTATTACGAAATGAAAATTGCACTTGAAGCACTTACAAAGCACATTGCTGAAAAGAAAGCAAAGCCAGACTATATTGACATCGACGGTGACGGCGATAAAGAAGAGTCAATGAAAAAGGCTGCTAAAGATAAAAAAGACAAAGCAAACGAAAGTGTAGTTACTGAAGGTGCTATCGAAGGCAGTGAACTAATTATGGCTGCTAAAAGCATGGTTGACAAGTATGACGCAATGATCCAGGATGTTGGTGAAATGCTTAATGAACAACTAACTCCACTAGTAGATAAAATTCGTGACGAAATGGGTTCTGACGTTGCGGAACAATATCTAGCAACAATGACAGATGCACTAAATGCTACAATGGCAGGTATGAAACAAGACCGTATGGTTGCAGACGATGCTAGTAGAATACTAACAGGTGAGGCACCAGCAGCACCAATGGGCGAGCCTATGCCAGCAGAAGGTGATATTGCACCTGACGAAATGGACATGGAACCAATTGAAGATGACTTTGAAACAGCACCTGCCGCACAGGGTGGCGAAGAAGCACCAGTGGGCAGAGAAAAGAGAGCATAATGTATACAACAGTTGACATGAGAAAATTACAAGATCGTTTAACAGCAATGACTGAAGTTGCAGAAGAAGCAGCACCAGTTCAAGAACAGCCAGAAGAAGCACCACAAGTTGAAGAAGCACCAATTGAAAATTCTAACGGTGATGCAGAACTAGCAGAACTTAAAGACATGCTAGGACGCAGTGGCGTAATGGGCTTTACTCAGTAATGAGATTTTACGAAGTAGATAGTAGTGTTGATGCTATAATGAGTGCGGCAATGCTTGCACAAACCCGTGCTAGTAATAGTGGCAAACAGGGTAAACTTAGCATTAACGGCTTTCTACAAATGCTTGCTAACGCAGGTATTATGATGGATTATGACGGATTTAAAACAGTTTTCGATACTAATCCTCAACTTAAAAATGTTATTGCACAGTTCAACAAAGACGAGATTACATTTGTTGGCGACAGTGATGACGAAGGCGCAGAATATGAGGAGCCGCAAGGTGACATGCCAGATGATGAGCGTGTTAGCAAAATGGCACAAAGGGCTACTAAGATGAGAACTGAAGAATTTATTGAAACAACACTAACTGAATTTGATAGACACCAAGATATTATAGATCAGATAGTAGACATGCAGCCAGAGAACAGCAATGAAATCATTCGCATGGCACAAAAACTTGGTGCTCCAGATAAAGCAATCGATGACATTCTACAAG